AGGAATCAAATAATTTACTTTCCCCAATAACACCTACTTTACCCTCGACAATATCCGATAAGTAGGCTTGTGCATTCTCGATTGTGTTATCATCATTTGCACTAATTAATGATGGCATACGTAAATTGTAATCAGCTAAAATCATGGTTAATTCGTTTTCAGTTAACAGTGTGCCATAATGCTTGTAAAAGTAAAGTAAACCCTTTTGCATATCATCATTTTTAATCAAAATGCAATCAGTGTTCAAATCAAGGGTTGAATTTAATTTCAAAGCAGGGTTACTAATGATTGCTTGCGTAGGTCTGTAATAAGCATCTTGTCCCGAAAAGCCAGCTTGAAACGCATATAGGTTCCCGTCATATTGAGCGATAACCGAATATCCGTTTTGCTGTAATTGCTTTTCAAGTTCTACCGCTGGTAACGAATCAGGTAAACCCGTGTACTCAAACATGGTTAACGTTTTGTTCAACATGGTATGAGTAAATTCCCGAATCATCTTTTCTTTTCGGGTGTAAACTTTTGGTTTTGTCACTTGTTACCACTCCAATCTTTGCTGATCCCGTCCCAAATTTTTTCTAGTAAAGCGGTGTTACTTTCCAATTTATCCCCAAACTTTTCTACCGTTTCTTGGTACATCTTGTTAAAGTTCTGATTTTGATACATCATCAACAAAGCGATAAAAATTGGAAAACCAACATTACTAATAAAATCACTAATCTCTTTCAAGGTTTAACGCCCCTTACAAATTTTCAGATAATTATTTATCGAATCCCCTACCTCATTATTTTGATAATAAACTCTATCAGTCATAAAGTACCACAACAGATTTTTCTGTAATTGGCTTTGGGGTTTTAATATATTTCTATTATAATTCAATTGTGAATGATAGTCTAATGTATATATAAGGTCGTTATGCTTGTCTTGAATCTCGGTTGTCTTGATATGAATGTAGGTGAAAAAATCAGGGTCTTTGTTTACAACTTCACATTGATACAAATTATCATTAAACTCAATAAAGTAAGTAAATTCAATATCTGATTGCTTGTATTTGATAGGCAAGTGCGGATAGATATTTAATTCCCACGCCCCACCTGTAATCATTGCCAGCTTTGGGTTATTGAACGCAAAATAAAAATTGTTCTTTTTGTTTGATTGTGTACTAGAACAATATTCAACCGCTACTGATAATTTTGAATCACCATAGTTATAAACATCAATCGTACCCTGTTCCATTTCTTTGATATGGTTAAGTCCCATTTCTTTAAAGTACGGACAATATTTATTGACCGTGTTACCTAACATAAATATTTCAACGTCAGTTCTTAACCGCACGATTGTAGAAACCGTGTTCATGAATAGTACAAACTCATCTTGCAAGTAAAGATGTTTTGTCAAAAACTCATCAAACATGATTGTATTAACTTTTGGATATGAGTTTGATTTATTGTGTTCTGTATCAGATAATGCAAAGGTATATCCTATAACATCTGAATCAGAATAAACGGGCTTACCGTTATCATCATAATTACATAGATAAAATCTACCCGAATAATAATAAACACCCGTATACTCACCATCTGAAATCTTTTCGACTGAACCATCTGAAATCAGGGCATTGAAAACGTTGCTTGCCCGTCTACCGATAACGTCTTCTTTCCAACGTCTTACATAAGCGAACTGCGAACCATCTTTGATACGCTTTTCCAGAACGTACTGTAACAAAGCATACGTTTTACCGTTTGACCGTTCCCCGAAAATAATATTATAAGTTGCTTTCTTTTGCTTGATTTTTTTAAGTGAATAATATTTGTACTTCGTTGTCATAATACTTTTTCAACCCCTTCAAATAAATATCCGTTAGTAAAGTTCTTTAAAAACTCACCGTACTGTTTACTGATTGATAATGTAAAATCAGCTTTTGATAAATGAATACCGCTTTGGGTATCAACTTCACATTGTTTACCATAGCAATCTTTAATCATGAAATGCTTTTCGGTATCAATATAGGTGTGAGTATTTTTGCCTGTTTCATTTTTGGGAATATACAACTCATCATTGAACATTTTAAATACCTTATCAAAATCATTATTGCACTGTTTTTTCATGTATTCAATCCCGTTGCGTTTTGACAAGCCAGCTACGGTTAAATGTAAATCTCCATCTTTCTCAAATAAATATCGTTTTGCACCTAACGTTTTGAAACGGTCATAAACACCCTCATTGTCCCAGATACCAATCTGCTTTTTTTGACCTTTGATATTTTTGGGTCTGGTAAGTTCAGGGTCAAGCCCGTGGAAATCGCACATCTGGTCAAGTTTCCACATCACCATTTTATTGTACTTTTTCACAAACTCGATATGCTTTTCCCCGTGTTCAATCTTAATTGAATCAGTATCAGAATAGCAATAATCATCACCGCATGATAAAATACCCATCCATAAATTGCGCCTTGCATAAGCTGTTACCCAAACACCCCACGGATAATACAAAAATCTGTTCTTGGAATCATTGTATTTTTTAATATCCTTATCAATATCTGTTGGCTGTTTTTGCCATTCACCATCTTTGTAATCATTATTGACTTGAACAATATCAGTCACACTCATACCATACATAGAATTTAGCATTCCTTTTGAACGCATGTATTCCGTTCGATTAGTGGTTAACCCTTTCAGTTCTGTTTTATCCTTATACAATGATAAGATTGATTTAATGATGTTCTTTGGTAAATAATTGATATACCATGCTTGAACTTTGCCAATCGCAATCTTATCCCACGTATAAGCCCGTTCAATAATCTCAAAATCAACATTGGTGATAGTTGTTTCCAAAATATCCGCACTGTAAATTCTACCATTATTGACAATTCCATTTTTTGTGATACATTTTGAATCAGATAAGTAGTTCTCAAATTCTACCTTGCTTTGAATATTTTCAAATCGTACGTCCATCAATAACGCATATTGATACCGAACTTTGTTAAAGGTTTCAAGGTCGGGAATATCCATATCAAACGGGGAACTCATTGGGAATTTTTCCGATAACATCACAGTTGGATAACTGCTAGTGAAATCATAACTGGAAACTTTGGGAATTACTTTACCCGTTTTGTTGGCATTCGCATGAGTGTAACCGCCTTGAAATGCTTTCTTTAATCGAATGTAGGTTGCTGAATCTAATTGCATTCCCATCATTAAATCACGATATTTTTTGTATTTACCTTGGCTGGTATGCTTGTGATTTTTAGATGTGTAGTAAACATTATCCTTAACGAATTTTCGGACACGCCCCGTATTCGTTAGGGGTATTTTTGTAATATCCCCAAACTCGTCAATCTGTTCATGAATGTAATCAACAACAATGATAACATCATAAGCGCAATATTCTAGTTCTTTATCCGTCAACGGGGTTTTACTTGTCCGAATCTTGTCATAATCAAGATAACCAACTAACTTTCTAACGTGATGGTTGGTTAAATTTTTCGCTACGCTTGCCAAACTGTAACCGCTCAAAATGTATGAATCTCTAAATTCAATACCTAGATCAATCTGCATTTTAACGGGCTTGCGTTCATCAACCGCAAACACCTTGGTTACATTAACATATTTACGCATAAACTGAAACTCAAAACTCATATTATGGATATAGCACAACAAACGGTCATTTTTAGTTAGGTTAAAAATATCGTGTAACTGATTGATAAAACCTTGAAACTGTTCCCACGTTCTACCATATACCACAACATCTTCTATTGCGAATTGCCAGATATACATAAAAGCAACCTTTTCATTATTAATGATTGCGCTGGTGGTTTCAATATCAAAGCTGGTTACAGTATCACGATATGAATAACCCTTGTTGGTTTTAATCACCTTTGATTTTTCGGCAATCGCTTGTATTAAACTGTAATCTAAATCTTTGATATTAATCACCTAACTCACCCCTAACTTAAAAACGTCCAACCTGTTCTATCCATGAAATCATGCGGTTTATTTTGCGTTTCATATTCAGCAATTACTTTACCAGCTAAATCAACAATATCTAAATCAGTACCAGCTTCCGCATATAGATTTATGTTTTTCCATATCTGCTGATACCCGATTGCATTACCAGCACCCGTTGCACTAGCAGAATCAAGATATTGAGAAACCTTGCTTGCCACTTGGAAAAACTTGCTTGCCTTTGAGTGCAATTCTGAAACGTGCTTGTACTTGATACCCGTGTTTTTTGCGACCTGTTTCAATACCCGATTGCTACCACGTACAGAACTGGTTTTAGACTGAATGAAACCTGTTACACGGGCATTCTCTTTCTGCAATTCTCTATATGACTTGTTGGCAACCCCAAAGTTTTGTCCACCTTGCTTT